TCTGTACCAGAAGATGGTAATGAAAACATTGAAGGTGAAGAAATCATTGATGATGAAGTAGATGAGTGTAAGAAAATTACAGAAGATGTAACAAATTATAACGGTGCTTATGGTTATTTTGCTGATGTAACTAGAGAAGTAGCACAAAATATAGATAATTTAAATAAAGATACAAAATATCAAGACGCTATAGCTGATGATAAAAAATTAGAATTAGTTATAGATAGTATAATGGATGATGATGAGCTATGGAATACTCTACAAGAAACTATAGTATATTATATAGATGAACTTATTGCAGGAAATCTAAATGAAAGTAAAAAGGTCGAGAGTAAGGCAAATTTGTCAGTTAAAGATTTAACAAAAGACCAAAGAATTGAATTAAAACAAAATTATTTAACACAAAAATATAGTAAGAGCGGAAAATCACCATCTTACGGAGAATTAGCTGATGTAGATAATCTTGTTACAGACAAAGAATTAGATGATGAATATGCTAATACTGTATTCTGTAATGATGATTTTATGTGTTCAATGGGAGAAAGTAAAAAGGTAGAAGATACAGATTATGCTTTAGAGCCAAGATATGCAAGTGCTAAATCTTTTTATGGTAAAGCGAGAGTAAGACAGAAAGATAATGGGGATGAAGAATTATATTCATATGGTACACACGTTGGTGGTATGAGAAATGGAAAACCATATTCTAAAGGTAAGTTCTCAAGTACAACATCAAGACATCAAGCAGAGTATTTTAAACAAAAAGGTGTTGACCCTAAAAAAGTTGATGTAGAAGAAGGAAAAACTTGTAAAGAATGTGATGAGAAGCTTGAAGCATTTAAGGCTAAATCAAGAGCTAATAGAAAAGCCACATTTGAGGCTAAAAGAGTTAAAAAGACTGAAAATGTGGAAACAGATGATGCTAGAGATTTAGGTATTACAGAAGGCGTACCAAAAACAGAAGAACCTGTGCCAAATACAACAGAAGTAAAAACAGAAAATAGATTAAAATTTGCTGGTAAAACATTTAATGAAGCTTTAACTAAATTTTTTAAATCACAATATAAAACAGTAGAGAGTGTTAAGGTAACAAAAATAGCTCAAAACAAAAATGGTGATTTAAAAATAGAAGCAAACTTAATTAATATGACAAAGAAATCAAAAGATATATGCTTAGAAATGTTAAAGGCACAAAGTGGAAAATCTTTTATTAAATATACTTTAAAAGAATCTAAAGGTTTAATGAAAGAACATAAGGTTAATGATAGTAAAATTACAATGATGACATTCAAAAATAAACAAAATATTTTAGAATGTAGATATTTATTAAAAAAATAAATATAAGAAAGGAGATAGTTAAAAATGGCATTTATAAATATTACAACAAATAACCTATCAAGAGGTTTAGTTAATGCACCAACATTCGATGACAACTGGGTATATGTACCTCGGAACAGCTATTAAAGGTGACTGGTCAAGACCTGTTCCAATACGTTCATTACAAGAATTTAAAGATAAATTTGGTCCATACGGTCCTGAAGGCTCTATAACATATGATTATGTTGGTGGTTTATTAAGTGCAGGATTACCTGTATTATTCCAAAGAATTGCTTGTAAAGGTCAAGCTAATGTTGTATGGTCACATTATATACCAGAAGTATCAAGTAATACACCTAGAGCTAAATGTGCTAATTATACAATTTCTCACAATGTTACATCTGAAACAAGAGTTGATGATTGTATAGTTGAAGAGAAATTCGGTGGAACATATGGAAATAATATGAATTTTAATATTAAATTCAAAAGTGACGAAGCAACACTTGTAATAACTGTAAGACACGGTAATACAGTTATAGAAAAGACGGAAATTGTTACGATAGATAGAGATGATACAACACATAATCAAAAATTAGCTGTTATAAACGCTATAAACTCAATTGAATTAGAAACTATAAATATTAGTGCTCCTGTAGAAATAGACCCTGAAACTGGAACATATAAAGAAGAGGCAATTGATGAATTTGAAATTCCTCTAACAGGAACAGAGACTGACACTGAAACAGGAAATGAATATGATGCATATCCAGAATTAGCTGGAGGTACAGATTTTGATGAAGCATTAGTTCCAGCAGAAATACCAGAATTAATTTATCCAAAATTAACAGATAAATTATTATATTATCCAAAATTTATTACTTCTGGTGGATATACTGATAATTTACCTTCTTCTAAAACTATAGGAGAAGCAATGAAAAATCTAACAACAGCTAGACAAGACTGTAGAGCATTAATAGATTTACCATTAGGAACTAAAATGGAAGACCAACAAACTTATGCAAACGTATATACATATAGTCAATTCGCATCAAATGGATTAATTCCAAGTGCTAGTATATGTGCTCCTTGGGTATATATGCAAATTGGTTCTACTACAATGTGGACACCTCCATCATTCGTATTTTTATCATTAGTTGGTGGAAGTCTAAGTAATGGAAGTACTGCTTATACACCAAAAGCAGGTTTAACAAGTGGTAGAATATCTGGAATAATAAAACCTGAATTTGAAATTGGTTCTGATATAGCAGAAGAATGGCAAAAAGAAGGTACTGCAAACATTAATCCTATAATGAGGTTACAAAGTGGTAACTATGTATTAGGTGGAAATTCTACATTATTGAAAATAGAAGAAGATGAAGTTAATGCATTTAATGAAAGTAGTGCTGATTTAGCAATAATTGAAATTAGAAGATTTGTATATAATCTAGCAACAGAACTTCAATATCAATATAATAATGCAGATGCATTTGAGAATTTCTCAATTAGTACATCTAAATTCTTAGATACAATGGCATCTAATGGAGCTGTAAATAACTATACAATAGCTAATGTAAGTACAGAAGATGCACCAAGAACATTAAAGATAAAACTTGATGTTTGGGTAACTCCAACAATTAAGAGAATTGAAATTTATCTTAATGTTGCATATGGAAATATAAGTTTTGTAACTGGAGGTGAAGGATAATTATGGCAGAAAAAGCATCTTATGGAGAAATAGTATTACAAGATAGTAATACAAAAATTGATGGAAATAATATAACAAAATATTTAGGTACATCATATATTTTAAATAATAAAGCAGATTTTGAACCACGGAAGAACCTCAGACTTTATATTTAAAGTTAAATTTACTAGAGATTTATATGATATGAATGGTAATTATGTAGCAAGTAAGTCTGAAGCATCAGAAACACTAGCATTGTCATTAAGAGACTTCACAGGACCATCTATGACTGTAGATACTTTATCAATTAGAACTGGTAATGGTATAGTTAATTATGCTGGAGTACCAAATATCGGAAATTCACCGATAAGTTTCACAGACTATATTGGTAAGAAAACAGAATATATATTACTTGCTTGGTATGCAATGTGTCATAACCCTATGACTGATAAAATAGGTTTCAAAGAATATTATGCTCAAGATGGTATATTATTTAAATGGGCACCAAATGGTACAAGACAAATAAGCTGGTGGTTATTAGGTTGCTGGATTAATGAATATAGTCAAGGACAATTTAGTAGACAAAATCCTGATTTAAGACAATTTAGTACAACAATTATATATGATAAGTGTACACCATATGGTAAGCCAGACTTTCCAAGTTGGGTTCCAAGTGGTACAGACCCTTATACTATATATACTTCAACTAATTATCTTGGTACACAATCTAATACACTTCATAATGGATAAAAATATAGAGAGACTTAAATGTCTCTCTTTTTAATTTATGTAAAATATTAATAAGTAGAAAGATATTTTACGGAGGTAGATAGAATTGAATATTGCTAATAATAATGATAATGCTGGATTATTAGATAATTTAAGTGAAGAAGAAAAGGCTATTGTTAGGCAGATACTTTTAGATGTCTCTGAAAAAGGTAAATCGGATGAATTAACTAATTTATATTATGAAGATTATGAAGAAATACCTGTTGATTTAGAGACTTTTTTGAGTGATGAACAGTATCTTGGTAAATATACTAATTACGGTAAAGATATATATGATACGTGGAGGAAAGAACTTCATTTTGTGCATAACCCAATTAACTTCGTAGACCAATGGGCAATAACAGGAAGTACTCGGCACAGGAAAATCTACAGTAGCAGCATATTCTTTATGTTATGAATTGTATAAACTTATGTGTTTAAAAAATCCAAATAGATTTTATTTGAACGCCAATGAGACAATATGGTTTCTATTTTTCAATGTTACATTGAAGATGGCGGAAAAAACTATGTGGGGAAAAGTACAGAAGGCTTTACAAATGAGTCCTTGGTTTATGGAAAGAGGAACTGTAACAGGTAGAACAAATTTAGTATATCAACCAAATAAGGATATTAAATTAGATATTGGTTCTACTGAAGAACACGCATTATCTATAGCTGTTATGTATGCCGCTATGGATGAGATGTCTTTTGGTGAAAATGACAATGTTGAATATCTACAGACAGGTATGATGGCAATTTATAATCAATTATATTTGCGTTTATCATCTCGTTTTATGCGTGGTGGTCGTATACAAGGTAGAATGTATTTAGTATCATCAGCTAAATCTACAAATGCTGTATTAGAAAGTTTTATTAGAGATAATGAAGGACAACCTCGGAATGCACGTTAGTCGTTATAAACAATGGGAAGTATTACCTGCATCTAAATTTAGTGGTAAGTGGTTTAAATTTGCTGTAGGAAATGAACTATTGGAGAGCACAATAATAGGAACAGATTATACAGAAGAACAGCTAAAAGAATATGAGAAACAAGGTTATGAGGTTATAGACATACCTCTTGAAATGTTGCACAGATTTGAAATGGATATGAACAGAACACTTATAGATACTTGTGGTATAGCTGTACAATCAAGTTACAAATATATACCATATAAAATAGTACAGCCTTGTTTAGGTACCGGTTCTAACCCATTTAAAAAAGAGATATTAAAAATAGGACTAAAAGATTCTTATCAAATTAAAGACTTTTTTATACCTGAATTAGTGCCTGAAATAATATATACTAAAAAGATATATATACACTGCGACTTATCTAAAACAGGTGATATGACTGGTATAAGTGCCGTTGCAGTATTGGGTTATAAAAATCAAGAACGATTTGATAATACAGGAGAAAATAGTACATTAAAAGAAATAGTATTTAGGCACGTATTTAGTGTAGGGTTGCAGTGTCCACCTAATGATGAATTAAGTATGATAAAGGTAAAAGATTTTCTTCACTATTTAAAGTTTGATTTAGGTTGGAATATAGTTGGAGTCAGTTGTGATGGTTATCAATCTTTAATGTTATTACAAAGCTTAAAAATTGATGGGTTTGATGCAAAAGAAGTATCTATGGATATTATAAATAGTAAATCTAAAGAATGTGTGGGTTATACTACATTTAGAAATACATTAGTAGAACAGCGTATTAAATTATTAGATTTATATGAATTAACTAGAGAAATAACTAATTTAGAGAAAAATGAAGCAACTGGGCGTATAGACCATCCAAAGCAATCTGTAAAAGTGTTGGCTGATGGTACAAAAGTAAAATCTGTAGGAAAAGATATTAGTGATAGTTTAGGTGGTGCTGTGTATAATGCAACATTATCTGTGAATATAGATGAATTAGATTTTTTAAATGGTGTGACAATAGCAGATAGTAGTATGGTATTAAATACATCAGGTAATTTAGCAGAGCAATACTTTGGTATATCTACAAATGCAGATGGGTCTGTAAGAATGTTACCAAAAAGTGCCAAAGAATATAATGAACAATTGAATGTAGATATACAAAAAGAAATTCAAAATTCTCAAGGTATTTTAAAGAAAATTAAAGATACTAATCCTAAAACTAAATTATCAGACCAACAATTATTGGATTTATATGGTGAAACAATGAATGATGGATTTATTATATTTTAATAAAAAGTAAAATATTAATGTAAGTAAAAATATTATTTATATGGAGGTAGAAATTATGGAAGAGAATAAAGAAATCTTACCAGATGTTAGAAACATCAAATCACAAGAAAGTTATACGTTACCTAGTAAGGGGCTAGTATATAAACCAGAGGATAATATACCAGCATCAATCACATTGAGACGTATGACAACTAAAGAGGAAAAAATGAGATTACGTAGTGACGGAGAAGAGAAAATCAGAAGAGATATATTACAGGCGTGTATTCAAGATAATATAGATGCAAATGTATTAAAATTAGAGGATGCGAACTTTTTATTATTTAGATTAAGAGCACTAAGTTTATTAGATGATACATATAAAGTAAGAGTAATCTGCCCAAACTGTAATACACAATTTATACATCAATTAAATTTAAGTGAAGTTCCTATTAAATATATGGAAGAAGATAAATTAAACGGGTTTAAAATAGAATTGCCTATATCTAAGGCTAAAATTGATTTCAAATTACCATCAATAGGAGACATAATAATTATGGGTGATAGAATAAGAGATTATTTAGAAAGATACCCAAACGCAGATAGAAGTGAAATGCTATATACATTATCATCTATGCTATATATAGATAAAGTAAATGGGCAAGAGATGTTATCTGAAGTCTTAGAAAATTATTTAGATGAATTAGATATATTAGATAACAGGGCAATTAAAGATATTATAAGTAATTTAGATGGTTTATATGGATTTGAAGAAAATTTACAATGTGAATGTCCTAACTGTAAAGAGGTAGTAACACACGGATTACCAATAACATCAGAATTATTTAATCCCAGTAAGTAACCTCGATATTGATGAAAGAACTAAAGAGCGTATTAGACAATTTAATAAAGAGGATGTAGAAAATATAATGACTCAGCAAATAATAATAAGTCAATTATCTAGTGGTATAACATATCAAGATACTGAGAATATGGATGAGTATGAAAGAGTTTTTATAATTAAAAAATTGATAGCAATGAAAAAAGAAGAAATAGAAGCTCGTAAAGAAGCTATGAAAAATGTAGGTAAACAATAAAAGAAGAGTTTAATTACTCTTCTTTATTTTTTATATGTTCATATGTATATTTAGCTAAATTTTCTGAGTCTGTTTTAATATCTCTGTAATAATTTTTAAGTATGGTTTTCAACATAATTATTCCTATTAGAGATATTGGTAATAAAGCAATGCCT